TTGGTATTTTACTTGTCAATCTACTCGTCCGATGCCGTTGTATTCTGTACCAGGTTTGATTGATCATCATTAAGGAGTTTTTATGTCTTCAGGTTCATGATTTGGTGATTTAGGTGAGTTTTTAGGTTTTAATAATGATTTTTCTAGTGCTGGTAAAGCTCGTAATGCTGCTAATCAGCAGGATGAATTTCAGCGTCAAATGGCTAATAGTGCAATGCAATTTAGTTCAGATCAAGCGCAGAAACAGATGAATTTTCAAGAAATGATGTCTAATACAGCTGTTCAGCGTCGAATGGCAGATTTAAAGGCTGCTGGTATAAATCCAATTCTTGCAGCAGGTTCTCAAGCTAGTTCTCCAAGTGGTGCTATGGGTTCAGGAGTTTCAGCTAGTGGTGCTAAAGCTGATGTTAATGTAGGTAGTTCTAGTCCTATGAAGAGTGTTTTAGGTTTAGTTATGTCTGCTCTTGGTGTTGCTAAGTATTTGAAGTAGTTGTTATGGAATGAGTAGTTATTAAGCCAATAGTTGATAGTGTTTCTAGTAGTATATCTACTGGAGATGTTTTAGGTATAGTTACAGGTGTTATTATGTTTGTAGCTGTTGTAGTTTTATGTATTATTAAGATTATTAAGTTAAAAAAGAAAAAAAAGAGTAGAAAGTAATTTTTATGAAAAAAATTCATAAGATAACAAAAAGAGTTATGAATGATTTAGTTTTAAGGGCTAAGGAGCAATTAAAACAAGAAAATAGTATTAAATCATTGATTAAAAAAAATAAGGGCAAATAAGCCCTTTTTTGTTAATGCATGAATTTAAAAAAGAAAAAATATAAAGAAAGAAAAAGAAAAAAGGTTTATAAAAAAGAAAAAGAAAGAATACACAAAAAAGAAAAAGTTTAATAAGTTTTTTGCAAGTTAATTAGTTATATATATGTATTTGTTAAGTAATTTGAATATATAGTATAGGGGTTCCCCATTGCTCTTGATGTAATGGGGACAAGTGACACACTATATAATTTAGTTGTGTCGTGTAGTTATCCTTTAAAGGCTTTTATGATTGGTCATCATTTGAAGAGTGGAAAGCCTAAGTTATTAGTTAAGTCAGGTGATGTAAGGTCTGTTTTTTATGGTAATCAAGTTATTGAGGAACATTTAATCGTTCCTTGTGGTAAGTGTATCGAATGTCGTTTGGATTATTCTCGTGATTGGGCTAATCGATGTTATTTAGAATCGAAGAGTTATAAAGATAATTATTTTTTAACTTTGACATATGATGATTTTAATTTGCCTATAGTTTCTAGTATTGATAATGAAACAGGTGAATTAGTTCGAAGATCGACTTTAAGGCCTAAGGATATGACAGATTTTATAAAACGTTTGCGTCGATATTATGATTTTCATTTTAATCATCAAGGTATTCGTTTTTATTATTGTGGAGAGTATGGAGATCATACATTTAGAGCTCATTATCATATGTTGGTTTTTAATTTACCTATTGCAGATTTGAAATTTTATAAGAATAATTTTGATAAAGGTACTTATTTTAATAGTGATGTTATTAGTAAGTTATGAGGTTTTGGTTATGTAGTTATTGCTAAGATGAATTGGGAAACTTCAGCTTATACTGCTCGTTATGTAATGAAGAAGCAGATAGGTAAGGATTTAAATTTTTATAAAAAATTAGGAGTTTATCCTGAATTTGTTAGAATGTCTCGTAAGCCTGGTTTAGCTCGTTTTTATTATGATCAAAACAAGTATGATATATATCGTAATGATGAAATTTTTATTAAAAATTCTAAGGGTGTTTTTGCTGTTAAACCTCCTCGATATTTTGATCGATTGATGGAAGAGTTAGATTTTAATTTGTTAATTAAATTAAAAGAGAATAGGCGGTTGATGGCTGATCGTAAGCATGAAATTGTTATTAATCAAACAGATTTATCTGAAGAGGATTATAATAAAGTTAGAGTTAATAATCGTGTTGGTAAGTTAAAGGTTTTAATTCGAAAGGATATTTAATGAGATATACCCCTAATCATCATAGTGATGTTAAGAGATTTAAACATACTGCTAAAAAAACTAAAATGGTTAATTTAGGAGCTATTGTAATGCGTGGAGGATTTAGATTTTAATGAAATATTTAGTTTTTGCATTGAAAGATGTTAAGGTTGAATTTATGTCGCCTTTTATTAAGCAGAATCAAGCACAGGCTATTAGAGATTTTGCTCAAGCTGTTCGTGATAAGGAGCCTAATATTTTAAATAAGACTCCTGAGGATATAGAGCTTTGGAGTTTAGGTGAATATGATTCTGTTACTGGTTTAATTTTGCCTAATAAAGATGGTTCTAAGTTTGTTGTTAAAGCTTTAGATTATGTAATAAAGGATGTTGTTTAATGTTTTCTAGTTTTAATCGACCTAAAAGTGAAGATTTTGGTCAAAAATTTTCTAAAGAAGTTCCTGTTTTTAAGTTGCATACTTCTAAAAATTATTTAGTCAAAAGTGGTTTTACTAATATTTACGATAAAATTCAGGAAGATTTAGAAAGTACTAATATTCGTTTGTTAATTGAACGTTTTTTAAATAAAGAGATTGATAATCGTGAAGGTGCTGTTTTTGCAGATGTTACATCTTATCCTAAGTCTTTATTGGATGCTTATAATGTTTTGACAGAGGGAGAGATTAAGTTTCAGTCTATGCCTTTAGATTTACGTGATAAGTATGGTCATTCATTTCATCGATTTTTGAAAGAATTTGATGGAGATATTGCTTTTTTGGATAAGAAAGATAAAAAGATTGTTGAAAAATCTAATTTAATAAAAGAGGGAGGTGATGAAAATGTGTCATCACAGATCGAAAAGAAGAAGTAGTTTTAAGAAAAGAAGTTTTTCTAGAAGAAGAGGTCGTTAGTTATGAGTGGTTCTATTCGTAGTCGTGAATCTTTTTCAATGAATCCTGTTAATTTGGATATAAAAAGATCGACTTTTAATCGTAATTCACAGCATAAGACAACTTTTAATGCTGGTGATTTGGTTCCTTTGTATGTAGATCAGGTTTTGCCTGGTGATACTTTTAAGATGGATGTTTCTTGTGTAACTCGTGCATCTACTTTTATTTATCCTGTTATGGATAATTGTTTTTTAGATTATTTTGCTTTTTTTGTTCCTAGTCGTATTTTATGGACACATTGAAATAATTTTAATGGTGAAAATACTAATACTCATTGGTATGACACTACGGAATATACTATTCCTCAAATAACTGCTCCTTTAGGTAGTGGTTGAATTAAAGGTACTATTGCAGATTATTTAGGTATTCCTACTAATGTTTTAAATTTGTCTGTTGATCATATGCCATTTAGGGCTTATTGTATGATTTGAAATGAGTGGTTTAGAGATCAGAATAATCAAGATCCTTGTTTTATTCAGTTAGGTGATAATACTGTAGCTGGAACTAATGGAGTTGTTTATCAGAATGATGCACAATGTGGTGGTGCATTGTTGCCTGTTTCTAAAGTTCATGATTATTTTACTAGTGCTTTGCCTGGTGCTCAAAAAGGGCCAGGTGTTAGTTTGCCTTTTTCTAGTGAGTTAGCGCCTGTTAATCCTAATGTTCGTGGTAATGCTATGTCTTTTAATCCTGATCAGCCAGGTATTGCTTTAGTTACTGATGGGTCATTTGCAGGAGATCAAGTTATAANTTTAGCTCCTAATATAGATACTCCTGTTTTAGCTACATTAGGTTCTGGTAAAGGTATTACTGGTTTTGAACCTGGTGGTGCTGGTAANGTTCANTTTGCTAATATGTATGCAGATTTATCTGCTATTACTGCTACTACTATTAATGATTTGCGTGCTGCTTTTCAATTGCAGAGATTATTTGAAAAGGATGCTAGAGGTGGTACACGTTATACTGAAATTATTCGTTCTCATTTTGGTGTAACTTCTCCTGATTCTAGACAACAGAGACCTGAATATTTAGGTGGTAATCGTATTCCTATTAATGTTAATCAAGTTTTACAAACTTCTGTTACTACAGATGATTCACCTTTGGCTAATACTGCTGCGTATTCTTTGACAACTCATAAAGGTAGTGGTTTTACTAAGTCATTTACTGAACACGGTTATATTATGATTGTTGGTTGTGTTCGAACAGAGCATACTTATCAGCAAGGTTTAGAGCGTTTTTGAAATCGTAAAAAACGAGAAGATTTTTATTTACCTGTTTTAGCTAATTTAGGTGAGCAAGCTATTTTGAATCAAGAGATTTATGCTGTTAATACTGATGCTCAGAATAAGCAAGCTTTTGGTTATCAAGAAGCTTGAGCGGATTATCGATATAAGCCTAGTCGTGTAAGTGGTGAATTTCGTTCTAATTTTAGTGGTTCTTTAGATGCTGGCATTATGCGGATTATTT